AGATGATGATATATCAGCTGATAGACTTAAAAACGCTGCAGCTACAAAAAAGCTTGCTATATTCGATGCGTTTGAAATACTTAGTCGTATCGAAGAAGAAGAAAACTTATTAAATGAAAAACCAAAAGAAGTTAAAGAAGAAAGAACTTTTAAAGGTTTTGCAGAAGGTAGATCTAAGTAATGTACGAACAAAGTTTATATAAAGTTTTAAAAAACCATATTAAACCTAAAGTTCTTAAACGAATGAATAGGTATAGTAAATGGGAGTATGGATACAATAAAGAACACGATATTGTTGTAATAAGTAAGACAGGTAAAATAGGTGAAATATATGAAATACAAAACCTAAAAATAGCTTTACCTGCAGAAAACAAAATACATAAATTTGAAACAAATACTTGGGAACATACTGAATATCCAAAAGTATTAAAAAAAATAAAGTCTGTTTTTGACTGGGAGCAATACCCACTAGACTTCAAAGAAAAATGGTATGATTACATCGATAATGAGTTCGTCCGCAGGGAAGAAGGCTTTTGGTTCTATAATAAGAATGTGGCTACTTACATTACTGGTACTCATTATATGTACTTGCAGTGGAGTAAAATCGACGTCGGTCAACCAGACTTTCGCGAATCAAACAGATTATTTTACATATTCTGGGAGGCTTGTAAGGCCGATCACAGATCCTATGGTATGTGCTACCTTAAGAACAGGCGTTCTGGGTTTTCATTTATGGCCTCAGGCGAATGCGTTAATATGGCAACCATATCAAGCGACTCTAGATTTGGGATATTATCAAAGTCTGGTCCTGACGCAAAGAAGATGTTTACAGACAAGGTGGTACCGATATCAGTTAATTACCCCTTCTTTTTCAAACCAATTCAGGACGGAATGGACCGTCCAAAGACAGAACTTGCGTATAGAGTACCCGCAACGAAGTATACGCGTAAAAAACTCGAGACGAACCAGCAGTTACAAGAAATCGACGGGCTCGATACCACGATCGACTGGAAAAACACGGGCGACAACTCGTACGACGGTGAGAAGCTCAAACTCCTCGTCCACGATGAGAGCGGCAAATGGGAGCGTCCGACGAACATCCTCAACAACTGGAGGGTCACGAAAACCTGTTTACGATTAGGTAGTAGAATTATAGGTAAATGTATGATGGGTTCAACGAGCAATGCTCTTGACAAAGGTGGTGATAACTTTAAAAAATTATATAATGATTCAGACATCACACAACGAAACGCGAATGGACAAACTCGCTCTGGATTATATAGCTTGTTCATACCTATGGAATGGAATTACGAAGGATACATTGATTCTTATGGCTTACCTGTCTTCCAAACATACTGGGATAATGAAGTTAGTGGATTAAAGCAAGATCAAGATGCTTTAAACGAATTTTATAGACAATTTCCACGTACTGAAAAGCACGCGTTTAGAGATGAATCAAAAGAGTCTTTGTTTAATCTAACTAAAATTTATGAGCAAATAGATTTTAATGAAGATATGCGTAATTCTATAAATGTAACACAAGGAAGTTTTCAATGGCAAAATGCAGAAAAAGATACTAATGTTATATTTGTTCCAAATAAAGATGGTAGGTTTAAAGTAAGTTGGGTACCACCTACTCATATACAAAATAGAAGATATAAAAAAAATAATACATATTACCCAGGTAATGAACACATGGGTGCTTTTGGTTGTGACCCATATGATATATCAGGAACGGTAGATAAAAGAGGATCAAAAGGATCATTACATGGTTTAACAAAGTTTTCAATGGAAGACGCACCACCTAATCATTTCTTTTTAGAATATATAGCTAGACCACAAACAGCTGAAATATTTTTTGAAGATGTTTTAATGGCTTGTGTTTTTTATGGTATGCCAATATTAATCGAAAACAATAAACCTAGGCTTTTATATTATTTTAAAAAACGTGGTTACAGAGGTTTTTCTATGAATAGACCAGATAGAAAATATAATAAACTATCTATAACTGAAAGAGAATTAGGTGGAATACCAAACTCTAGTGAAGATATTAAGCAAGCTCATGCTTCAGCAATAGAAACATATATAGA